ATGGAAGCCGTCAATCGTAGATCCACACTCGCACTCGGTCTTACAATGGCCGCCACACCTCTGATCGCTTGGGTGACACCAGCAGCCGCCCAGACTTACGGCCCGGATGAGGGTGAGGAGATCGGTCCCGGTGTCAGAGTTGTTGCGCTTGGTGAGCGAGCTTCGGTTATCCCGGCTTATAAAATGGTCAAACTGCGGGATGTCGTTATCCAAGCAGGTGCGAAGACGCCGGACAACGTAATGCCGAACGACATGCTCTGCCACATGACTGAGGGAGAACTTTCAGTCGTTCAGAACGAAAAAAAATTCACAGTCAAGAAGGGTGATGTTTGGACGTGCGCCAAAGCCGACACAACAGAAGGCACCCAGAACACGAGCAATTCAGTCGCGATCATGCGGGTCATCGATTTGATGACCTCGTAGGATGCGATGCACCGAAGTGTGTTTGCCAGGCATTTAGGACGCTCCTCGCCGTTTGCCGCCTTCCGAAGGCGGCATGAACACGACGGCAACGCGCCTTGAGCCACACCGGGGACAGCGAAGGCGACTCGCGAGCATCGCCAGTGGGAAGTCGCGACCACGCGTCGCGACCAGCGTCAGCATGTCGAGGTCATAGGTCCAGGTGCACTGGCGAACGGACTTCATGCCTTCGCGGTTGCCGAATGCACATCGCGCTTTAAGTTGCCAACCGAGGCTGAATGCTTCGCCGATTGTCTCGACCATGAAGATGAGATAATGTAAGAACAAAAGAAGAACAATCAACCGATGCTCGAACTCCCCAAAAATCGGGGAGGCGACCACAGGAGATCGTCCATTGAGTGACGAACTTGGCGCAAAGCCCCACTACGAAGCCGGGCCGTATGTCCACTACTGCGAGCACCCGGGCTGCACGAAGTGGGGCAGCTTTGGCTTCGCAGTCGGCCGCGGCGAGCCGAACTGGTTCTGCTCTGAGCATCAGCCTGAGTGGAAGTCGCGCCACGAGGCACAGCCGCGGCATTGACCTTCGCCGCGCAAGCAACCCCGCCACCAACATCCCGTGGCTCGTGGCGGGGTCTGCTCTAAATTGCTCCTGAAAAGCTATCTCGTTACCTTCGTGCCTTAGCGCGCTGCGAGCACATACAATATTTGCCAAATGGCTTTCCCCGTCCAGCAAGACGTCCGGGTTAATTCGAAAGGGCGAAGATTGCCTCAATCGCTTCACGAATATGAAGGTTAGGGCCACTCACAGTTCGCCTCGCGGGCACTCACATTTTTAGCCCGACTCTTCGTGCCTTTGCAGACCGGTCGGCTCCAAGCGGAACATACCGTCGCCTGTCAGGTTCACTAAGAACACAGAGGCAGTCGTATGCACCCGCTCAACGTCGCTGGAATCATGATCCTGCTTATTGTCATTGCGCTATTCGCCTCTGCATGGATTTTAGTTTAACAACACCCGCCGTCCTCTATTTTTTCTTCGGAACCATCCGCGACATTAGTGGTTAGAGGGGCCCGCGTAAGGCGGGCTGCTGACGAAGAAAATGTGACGTTCTCCAGAACTGCAAGGCAGCACCCTCTTCTAGCTTCGGGGTGCTGCCGTTCTTCTCTCATCAATTTAACAGCGCCTCCGCAACCAACCAGAACACGCCGAGTTAAACTGCCGTCGGCACTTGTACGAGCGCCGGCGCTTCCTCGATATGTCGATCCCGTCTACCGCATGGACGGGATCGATACCTTTGGCAGCGCCCCAGCCTGACCCGTCTTGGCCGCCAGCAGGCAAAAGGAAGCGCTGTGGCCGATGGCGACGGCGGCGGCGGAGACGACACTACACGCCCAACGGAGTGCTGCAGCCTTGGAACAAAGTGGCACGAGATGCGTTACCGTGTCGCCGCGCTCTCTGCGGCACAGGTCGCCAACCTGTTTAGCAGTGCCCGTGTCGTCCCCGCGCGCGGGCATTCGCTTTTTCCGCCCTTCAACCGTTCACTTTAGCTCGCCGCTTTCGAGCTTGCCTTTTGCTCGTCTGCGCTCGTCCAGCAGATTGAGCAAATCGGTGAGATCGTCCGCATCGAAATAATCCAGGCCGGTCTGCGATATGCCTTTCCATCGAGCAGGCCAGCCAGTGAAGCGATCAATCACGCTCCAAAAGCCATTGCTGTCGTCATGCAATTCGTATCGCTGGGTCATACCGGCAGTTTAGCGCGCCCTTAAACGCTGCGCCACAAGGCCTAAGCGCTGTGCGACGATTGGCAAGGTTGGTGGCCGGGTGAAGACAACGCGGCAGCCCCGCTCCCCAAGACCGAGAGGGCCTGACAAAGAAAGAGCTGCAGCGGCGGAAGTGGGCGAACACTGCAGCTCCAATCGCGACGTGGTCATCGAAAGGCTGGGCTCAATGGCCCTGTTCCATTCAAGGGAACCGCTTCGAACGTCGCTTGCCTCTATTGTACTCCCAGAGGAAGCGAGCATCAATAGTTGCCACTTGCTCCCCATTGACCGGAACCATTCAAGTGGATGGACGTTAGACGCCATCGCTTGAGACAACGTGAGTTCGTGTCGGCTCTTTCGAACCCCTCCAACTGCCGGAGTCGACCTGACAGGCAGCGCCCTACCTCGCCCGGGGGGCGCTGCCACTTCACCGCCGCAGCTGGGCGCCGTCGCGCTGGCTGGCCTCGATCCTCTGCAATATTTCTCGCATCACACGTGTATCGATGGAAAGGCTGTTGAGCGTGTTCTCGACGGCCTTCATCGATGTGGCCGCTTCAGCCGCTTGCTTCTCCACGGCCGAGATCCGCAGCTCGTGATTATCGATCTGCCGTAGGGATACCTCCGCCGCTGTCAGGCGCTTGTCGAGGCGATCGATGGAATTGGCCTGCGAGCCCTGATTGGCGTTCACCCTCTCCCAGGTCGCGCCCCACGCTATGAGGCCGCCGGCAAAGCCGAACAGGATCACCAGGGTGTTGAGGTTATATTCAAACCTCCATTTCGGAGTTGCGACCATCTTTTCGGTTTCCTGTGTTTCAGACAATCCCCTGCCCTCGTAATGTGATGCGATCTACTGCTGCGCTTCGCCGTGGCGGACACATTCCGCCTTCGTCCAAACCGCCGCCGCGCAGATGCCGACGACGGTCCGGTCTATCTTCCGCTGATCTGCCGGTGTCGCGCCGCGCGCGCCGACCAGATCAGTGCCCACCACCCGGCGCAGTCCGTCGGCACTTGCCGGCCCCAAAGTCCCACATCCCTGGAGGACAAAGGTCAAAGCGAGAGCGGACATCGTCCGCAGTGCGGCCAGCTTCATTGTTCTGCCTTTCAATGGAGGTTCTGACGTCGTCGCCGCCCTGCCGGTAAATCCAAGCAACGACGGCGGCCACGATTGCGAGAGCGGCGGCGGCCGCGATGAGGCGAGGTGTGGAGAACATCAGGCCATACCCTCGACCTGCTTTGCGACCGCCTTACGATCGGCGTTCTTCCGCCAGTAGAGGAAGCCGGCGATGCCTCCGAACGCGACGATGATCAGGAGAAGGTTTTGCCACGGTATGCCGCCGATCGCGGTGAGCAGCGAAGTGCCGCCGCCGATGACAGACGGGGTGATGACCTCTTTCGACTTCCACCACGGCGCATCGAGGCTGGGCGGTGTGACAGGAACCGGGACCGGCTTCTCCTCGGTCACCGGCGCGGCTTTGACCTCCGGCCGGGCAGCTTCGCCCGGGGTGAGCGCCACAAGCGCCGTATGCATCGCAGCGCGCGTTTTTGGTCCGACGTCGCCGTCGACCTGCAGCCGCTGGTCAGCCTGGAACTGAAGGACGTTATCGGCGCGGTAGCCGAGCAGCACGAGCGAGATCCGGGCGAGCCGGTCAAACCGGTCGGAGAGGCCATTCTTGCCGCCGTTTATCTTTCTCGTAACGGTCTCACAGTCCCCTTCGTCGGCCCAGCGGTTCAGCCCGCGCGTATCCCAGTAGAACAGAGGCACCAGGCCTTCCCAAGGATCGGAATTGACCGCATCCGGGTCTTTGACGAAGTCCGGGCAGTCGAGGCCAGCGGCACGGCACCAGTTGCGGAATTGGCGATAGTTGTCCTTGCCGGTAAGCTGCATGCCGGTTCGGCCGCGGTAGAGATAACCGTCACCATCCTTCTCCGGCGTGTTGCCGAGATCGGTCCTTGTGTCGTAGCGCTGCTGCGCCGGCGTCGGTCCCCAGATCTCTCGATCGTATCGGAAGTCGCCGCTCTCATGCATGAGCTGGGCGAAATACTGCGCCAGGCGGTGCGGCCGATCCATTCCGAACCGGTCGCCGTACTTGTCCAGCGCCACGAGCACGGACGCGAGGTTGCTCTCGTTCACTTTGCCCTTTGCGGCAGCGCGAACGTGGTGAGCGGTGATGGCGCTCATCGGTTTCTCCTGATTGGAATGTTTGAGAGTTGACTTAGCCCGAATGGGCGAATGGAGACGGCGGGCGCATTGTGGTAACGCCGCGCAGCCGTCCTGCCGTCTCGCAGCGACGGGGCGGTTAGAGGCCTGGCGCCTGCCTCCTGCGACCGGGCCTCGCCCGGGGAGGGCCTGACGCAGGCGATCGAATAGCCGCCCTCGTGCCCAAAATTTTCTGGATTGTGGATTAAGCTTGAAGGGCGAATGGCTGCACGAATGTGTGGGTGTGGCTTCAGCTCCAGCACGCAGGCGATACCCTCTTCCTCCCCGTAAGGACGAGCCCGTTAAGCCTGATAGCTGAATGGTTGGAGGACCTGATCTATGGTTTGCTTCTGTTAGCGGTCGCCTCATTAAGGCGGCCAGAGGCTGAGGCTCGTTGCTAGGCGGAAGGCGACGAGCCTCGCCAAATTCTCCTGGTGGCGTGCGTACAGCTGACCCGTGATCCTCGGCCGGATCGCGGGTCTTTTGTGTTTTGGAAAGCAAAAGCCCCCTTCTCTTCTCATCCCCGAACATGAGTTCGAGGGCGACGGGAAGAGTTTCCCGAGCCATGTGGTCTCCTAATCTGCGGTTGTGGTAGAATTCGATGAGGGAATAAATCACCGCCCCAAGGCGAAGGCACATAGGCCACCCCATGGACAGCAACGAGACGGTCGAGCATCCGGACGAGGACGACATGCTACGCGACCAGATAAACTCAGGCATCGCCTTGGTTAGGGCGGGCAGGGCACGTCTTAGGCTCGCCCTGCCCCCGTATCGTGACAAAATCCCGAACACCCACAGGCTCGCTTTTCAAAGCCTTTGCAGGGTCTACGAGGTCACTGCATTGATGGTCGACGAGCTCCGCAAGGAGGTCCCATGCCGTGAGGAACTGTTGGCGGAATATGAAGAGATCTGCCGCGGCATCGAAGCCGATGCGGTCGCGATGCTGGACGGCGAAACGAGCGATCGGTGGTGCTAAAGCCGCCGGCTAAGCTTCAGGAAGCTCCAGAGTACGCCGCAGAAAAACGGGCCCCTTCTCTCTAAACGAAAGAAGAGGCCCGTGCCTGAGCGTTCGAATTCACAGACGCTCCCATATATGCGTGAATGGAGAATTTTTCAAACGCCGTTGAGACTGCACGGTCGTTTTCATCGCCATCTGTCCTTCGGGGTTTAGAGGTCGACCGACGCCACCCACATGGCGTCAATCTGCTCGTCGGAGAGGCCGAGCGAGGCACCTACGAACGCGATCAGTGGATGCGTTCGGTTGAAAGTCGTCGCATACTCCCACTCGATCTGGGCCATTTCCTTATCGGTGCCATCAGGCATGGCATCTAGCGTTGCCTGAACTGCAGAGGGGGCGATGCCGTTCGCAACGAGGCCGAGACGAAGCTGGCGGGCGGTGAGAGTAGGCATCGCAGTGCGGATTTCTTCGATCGTCGGCGGGGTCGGCGGAACATAGGGATGGACTTGAGCATCCGGGTTCTGGTTCATCCACAACCGAATTGCCGGGTTGGCTCCGTAAGGATCGGTTGGCGAAGAAAGATATTCTTCGTGTCGCTCGACAACGCCGTTGATCGAGAGAGTGACGTCCAAGACATACGTGTCGGCTCTCTCGGTATCGGTGATCTTGTGCACTTCGACTACTTCGAATGCTTCTTGTTCCATTATGCGACCCTTTGCATGAGGTAGGTCCCGCCGCCTACGGTGCCCCTTGCTCTCCACGTCCCCGACAACTGCGTGCCCTTATTCGAGGCACTGTCGTTGGCGTACTGGAAATTGTCGGCGCTGTAGAGGTAGCAGGCTACCGCAACATTTCGGTTGTAGTTCGAGCCACCGACGGCGATGATATGATGGCCCAAGGCGAGGTTCGTATCGTTGGCCCCGGTTCCCTGATAGACTTCCGCCGCCACGAAGCCGAGCGCATGGGTATGGCTCGTGCTCGTTACCGAGTTGGCCGACGAATTGGTGATGTTGCCAGGCGTTCCGAGCGTCACGGTCCTGTCAGCCGCAAGTGTGCCGCCGCCAGTCAGGCCGTTGCCAGCGACCTGCCTCGCCGAATTCGCCGGCGTGTAGCCGTAGATTGTATTCAGGTCGGCGGCGGCGAGATTGCCAGTATGCCAGACGGTGTAATCGCTACCGTTAACCTCGTACCCAAGACCGTCGACACCGCCAGTATTTCTGAGTACGAGACGAAGATCCCCACCCGTCGCAACGTCATTGACGATGTTCATCCCATTTTCGGCGGCGGAGCCATCGGTATATTGGATGAAGGCGTTTCGAGTGCCCGCTACGTAAAATGAGATGTACGGATCGTTGCCAGCGGTAGGCGCATTGAGCCTAATGGCCTCACCAGAAGAGCCGAGAATGAGCTGGGTCATATATCCGGCCTTGGTGTCCATCTCAAAGCGGAGCACTTCGGCATAGGTGGAACCGTCTGCGGAACCATCGATATAGACGTTGTTCGCATCGAGGCGGATGCGTGCGTCGTAGGCGGATGTCGTTGTATCCTGAAAGCGTAGGTAGGGCGCGGTATTGCTGATCGTCGGGTTGGAGCTGAAAACCTGTGCCGCCGACCAAGTGTTGGCACCATCGAGAAGCGGCACGTTTGCGCCGGAAGTACCTGTGTTCCGGGTGGCCGCGGTCCCGAGTCCGAGAGTGCTTCGCGCTGCCGTGGCATCCGCATCATCGAGCAGCGAGCGGCCGAAGGCGGTGATTGTGGCGACCGCGGCTGTATCAGCCGCGGTCAGATAGATGATCTGGTTTGCGGCAGTCGTCAGGCCGGCGATCGATTGCAACAGAGCATCGTACGCCTGAACGTTCGTACCGATGGCCACACCCAAGGTGGTGCGCGCGGCCGCCGCGTCCACATCGTCAAGAATTGTCCGAGCGAACGGCGTCAATGCCGTAGTGGCATAGACATCCATTGCCGTCGTGTAGATCATCCGATCCGCCGCAGTCGTCAGACCGGCGATTGACTGAAGTCCCGCGTCATAGGCCTGCACATTCGTACCGATCGCCAGCCCGAGCGCCGTGCGCGCACCGCTCGCCGTGGTCGAACCGGTACCGCCCGCAGTGACGGGCCTGGCAGCATTGGCATCGGCCGTCAGATCGTCCACGAACGCATTGTAAGGCACGCTCTGAATGGTCGTGTTGGACACGCCTTTCGTGCCGGCAGGAGGGGAATAGACGCCACCAGTTCTGGGCATTGGCATTCTCCATAGAAAAAAGGCCCCGCGAGGGAGCCTTTGCTAGATTTTCTCGTATCGACGTCTATTGACACTAGTCGCCAATAAGTTGTTGAGTGCGCCTCAGGGGAACTAAGGGGGCACATCTTGAATTTTTACTTGGCGGGGCGGCTATCTATTGCCGCAGCAATGACGTTTGTTTTGTCGAGTTGCACAACGACACAGGCAGGTTTCCGCAAAAATCCTGAGGGTGTGAGCAAGTCAGCGCTCTGTCGAACTTTCATAACAAACACCGATCTGGCGTTTACGCAGGAGCTTACCAGCGAGCTCGCGCGTCGTCGCATCGACCCAATCGAATGCGTCAACATGGTGCAGCGAGAGAACCAGGCTGCGGCGGCTATCGTCGCCGTTGCATTGGTGGGAACCGCGGTAGCGGTCTGCGCGAAGCATAACTGCGGCGGTGGTTCGTCCTATCCAGCTTACACACCGTACCGTGGAAACTGCCAGTACGATTGGCAGTATGACGCCGCAGGTAACAGATGCGGAAGGCGAAGCGCGTCCTCTCGCCCGGGCGGATACTGAACCTCTGCGAGGAGCCATCTTCATTTTCGCGGACACTCGTGTATGTTGTGGCCATGAGCGCGCGCCCTACCATCGAACACGACCCACACGAACCGAAGATAGATCGACGGCCGGAAAGCTTTCGCTGGCTGTTCGTGATCCTGATTGTAGGTTGGGTGGCGCTCCTTTGGACGACGCCCATGGATTGGCGATCCATTACAGCGGGGTTCGCCACCGGCGCCGTTTTTATGCTTTGGGCTTCCGTCCGCTTCAAGCACCTATGGTGAGATCCGAGCAATCCCGGCGTTCGACCCCTGCAGCATGCTTTCCAGAATCATCGCGCGGAGCTGATCGCGACTGACCTGCTGCCCACGCACTCGGTTAAGTGTCGCCAGTGCCTGATTCGGATCTGTTTCGACCAGTGAGCGCCCCACTCTTTCGACAACTCGAGGCGGCAGGCCTTTGCCGGCGTTGAAAGCCTGGCGAGCACCCGTCAGTGCAGCCTGTTTCCAATTTCCCGTCAGAAGGTTTGTCAGGACAGCCGGGTCGAAGTTCGCCATGTCGTCGATATCACCGAGATTGTCAGCAGTTCGGCTGTTGCCAAGGGCGGCATTCGACGTTTCGAACATCCGGTTCTCACGACCGATGCGATTGCCGAGCTGCTCAGCGCGACCTGGAGCGGCGAACGCCTGAAACTCCTGTTCATACTTCGGTGTGGTCAATCCGCGGGCCCGATTGGTAGCCGGCCCCATAGGGAGGCTTTCAATGTCAGCGATGATCGGATCAACATATCCGGACCTGAAGGCCTGCTGCTGATCGGGCGTCATGGCATTGAACTGCTGGATGCTGTCCTCTGCCCTAACTCGCCCGGACTTTGCAGCTTGCCCTTCAGCAACGCTATCGATCACGCGGCTGCGCGAGGCGAACGTGTCGTTCGCATTCCGAAAAGCCGGCGAAGCGTCCTCAAGCGCTCTATCAACTTCCCGCTTCACCTGCGTCAGGTAGTGGGCGCGGTTTCCCGCCCCTTGGGCCTCAGCCCTGGCAATCATGTCGTCGAGGTCCAATTTCGCCCGGAACAGCGTGTTAAAGTCCGTCACCTGCGAATTGCCGTCCGACATCATTCTCCGGACCCGTGCAAGAGAACCCTCGATCGTGTCATAGCTGATATTGTCTCTAGGGCTGACGGCCTGGTTCGCGCCTGGTGATAGCGTTTCGTCAATCCGCTCGAGAACCGGAGTGACGTTTACCGCGCCGGCCTCACGGCGCGCCGCTGTATACAGAGCATCAGCCTCGACCTCCCGTGCCTGTGTCAATCCGCGCGTCACGCGGTCTGACGTCTGGGGTGCGTCGAAGCCCTCGGCAAGGGCATTTGCCAAGCGCTGCGGCTGTCCCATCTGCCGGCGAACCAGAAAATCCGTCACCTCCTGGCGAGCATCATTCGGCGTCCGGGTGACCGGCACGAGCGCCCGCTGTCCCGCGTTCCCCATCGCATCGGCCAGCGTGTACATCGACTGCCCATCATCGACCGCCGATCGCATGATGTCTGCGATCTGCTCGGGCGTTTTGCCAGACCGTTGCAAGTAGGTTCGGAGGGCTTTGTCGGTATATGCAGCGGGGCGAAAAGGCGCGATAAGGTGTGCCGTTGCGCCTTTCACCGCGCCACCTATCGCGGTCGTTGCCGCAGGCAGGGCGGCGCCAGTGCCTGCACCTAGGAATATACCCGTGCCTAGGCCAGAAAGCCGACCTTGAATATCTTCCCCACTGCCGAAGCCCTGCGCGCCTCCGAGGACAGACCCCTCCATAACGGACGCCTTGGTGATGCCCGCGAGACCCTTACCGGCCTTAATTGCGTTTGTCGTCGCCGACAAGCCGTTCCGCGCCAGGCCAACCCCGCCGCCGACCGCACCGAGGATTTGACCTGTGAGACGCTCAGCCATTCTCTTCTTGGCATCGAGCTCGTCCGTCGTGCGCTGTGCTTTCAGGTTTCTGTCGTATCGCTCGGCAAGCGAGCCGCCGTCCTGACCCGTTCCGAAGAGAGGATTGAAGAGCGCATCCCCGCCGGCGGCAATTTCATCAGCCAGCCCGAACGACATCGTGTCCGCAGCGCCTCGGATGAACGTATCAGCACGCCCAAGCCAGTTATCGCGAGCATCCACCTGTTGCGGCTCTGACGGCTGCTGCGTTTGCGGCAAACTGGACGGTGTCTCCGGTGACGCTGCGCGCATGCGCGAAATCTCAGCCGCGAGCGCCCGCGCGGCTTCGACATCGCCAGCCCGATCGGCATTGATCAGAGCATTGGAAAGTTGATCGAGAGTGGCCATCAGGGCGTTCCGTACTTCTTCAGGAGATCATCAATGTTCTGACCAGTCGCGGGCGCCCGATCAGGCTTATAGTAGGTGCCGCCGCGCAAATCGGCTGCTCGATCATTGTTGAACTGCAGCCGCTTTTCGGCCAACGCTCGAGCGCGGGAAAACACCTGCTTGCGGACCGCTCGAGGCATGGTCGACGAACCCTGAAGTTCGAGGAGAATGTTTCGTTCGCCCTCTGTCGGGTTCCCGCCGAAGATGGTCTTGAGCTGCGTGATGGCCTGACCAATGATGGCGTTGTCCATATCGGTCGTGGCCTGGGAGCTTTGCGGGCTCGAAACGATGTCCGGCACCATCCAGTCAGGCAGATTGTTGCCGATCGACGCCCGAGCGCCAGCAAACCAGCCGCTATTCGCTTTGTCGGAAAGCCCTTCTGCTTGCGAAAGGGCATCGAGGGCGCTTTGGTTTGCCGCCACCATCTCATCCGCTTCCAGGATAGCCTTCTTGTCAGTCGCCGTAAGAGACTGGGAGTCTTCACGCGGGAACTTCCCGGTTAGCACGAACGACTCATAGCGTGGGTCGTCCGGAGAAAGCCCTAGCTCTGCTGCTGCGGCCTTACGAGCATCAATCTCGTTGCCAACATTGATTGTCTGGCCGGCGCCGCCGACAGCATCGATCTTGCCGCCGCGCGAACGCTGGTAGACACGCTGGTCGGTCTCAGGAATGCCAAGCGCCTGTCGCTCTTCCGGCGTGAGCACCTGATATTCCGGCTTGCCCATCTGATCCAGTTCGGCCTGGGTCTTCTTCAGCCCAAGCTGGTAAGACGGATCATTGCGCTTCGCTTCCTGCTCGTATTGCTGGCGCTGCATCCATATCTGCTGCTCGCGGGCTGCCTGCTCTTCCTGCTCCTGCTGCTGGTACAGCGTCTGCAGAACGGCCTTCTGTTCCGGCGATAGCCACGGATTGCTCAGAGCCTGAAGCAGCGCCATCTTATCAGGCCGGGCCTGTGCCGGCGCCTGCTGCGGCGGCTGTTGCTGCCCCATCGCCTGGGCCTGAGCGACCTGATCGGGAGAGGCCGGAGCGCCGCCCATCAGCGCGGGCATGATGCCGCCTTGGGCGTTGGCGAGCTGCTGAGAGCCTTGGACCTGCGGGGGAATAGCAGACTGCTGCTGCGGGGCGTTCTGCATTGGCGCCTGCGGAGGCTGCTGCGCGTTCATACCGGGGAACTGCGCTCTATATTCCGGCGTCTGCTGAAAGGCGGCGACCTCCTCGGAGAGAGACGGCGGGGGAGCGCCACCTCCGGCAGCCATGGCGTTGACCGCGCCTGCGGCCGTCTGCGAAGGCATGCCAGCCGCAGGGTCGAGGCTGGCTACTTCTGTCGGCTGCCCCTGGGGGCCAAGCGCGCTCATGAACTTGCGGCCATAGGTGCCGACGTCCGTTCCGAGCGAGTCCTTGCGGTTCGTCTTGCCTACGCCGCCGGGGCCAGCGAACCACGCCTGCGCCGCGCCTTCTGGCCCGAACTTCTGCACGTAGCTGTTGAACTTCCCGTCGAAAATGGCGTCTTGAAGATCCGGGTTCGCCATGAACTCGTCGGGGCTCACCTCGCGGCCGAGCACTTCGCGCGACCAAGGGCCGATATTGGCTTCCATGATCTGATAGCGACCGAGTGCACGGCCCATCTTCGGATGCGTCGGGCCCACAGCCTTGTAATCACCGCTCCCGGCGCTCTCGATCGAGGCAATGGCGTCACGGTAGGAGGAAGAACCGGAAGGATTCGGATTTGTGCTCGCCGGCTTAATGCCGGGAGAGAGCATGCTCGATGCGCTCACATCAGGCGCCTGCCCGATGATCCGATTGAACAGGTCATCAGCGGCGCTCCGCCCGGCCTTTTCCGCCTTTCCGTCACGGTGGCGGCCGATGCCCACGGCTGCACCCTTCAGCATGGCGCCGATGCCTTCATAGGCGTTCTTCGGCGTGCCCCCCATCAGTTGAGAAGCAAGGAGATCCGCCATCTCGCGCTTGCGGGCGAGCGTGTCGGGCGTCTCCTGGGTGTTGCCGCCGAACAGGAACGAATAGGCCATTATTTCTTCCTTCCTGCATCGAAGAGAGCGCCGTAATTCACTCGCCGGAAGCCGTCAGCGCCCTTGCGCACTGCGTCGGGGCGGACCTTCTCCACCTCCTGCGCCATGACGCCGATCCGCTTCGGAGCGTTCTTGCCTTCGCCCTTGTAGCGATACTCGTAGAGGCCGCCGACCTTCTTGATGTCCTTCTTCGCCGTCTTGTCCGACAGCGTGAACAGGCCGGCGAGACCGCCCATAAGGCTGCCGATGCCGGCCTGATTCTGCTGGTATGCGCCCATCTTGTTGGCATAGTCCTGCTGCACGAGGCCGGCATAGTCGACGGTCGGCATTGGGTTGCTCTGCGTCGGCACGAAGCTGGGGCTGTTGACCTGCGCGCCCGACATGAGGCCGATGATTTCGTTGATCGGCTGGTTGCGCTGGGCGTAGAGCTCGTTCAGATACTGCGCCCGCTGCTGGTTCTGCATGTTGAACTTCGACTGCTGGGCGTTGAAGCTCTGATCCTGCAGCGCGTTGTTGCCGGCGGTCGCGGTGTTCTGGTTCTGATACTGCTGCTGAAGAGCGTCGTTGCCGAACTGCGCGCCCGCCAACCCCTGGGAGAACTTCTGCTGTTGGGCGGCGTTGTTGGCCTGTTGCTGCGCCTGGTTCTGGCCGAACTGCTGCTGCTGGGCGGCATTGCCCATCTGCATGTTATTCGCGTTCTGCGCATACTGCTGCGCCTGCGCGGCATTGGCGAACTGCCCCGAGCCGAGCATCTGGTTATAGGCCTGCTGCTGTGCGGAATTCTGAAAGGTCGCCGACTGGTTGGCGAGGCCGGCAAGACGTGATTGTTCCTGCCCCGCGCTCAGAATGGCGCCGAGACGAGCGTCCGTTGAAGACCGGTTCGCTTCGTCGATCGCCCGATTATAGGCTTCCGAGCCCGGCTGTAGACCCTGATTGGCCAGCCGCGTTTCAAGAGCGGCCCGATCCCGCTCCATCTGCGGGTTGAGGCGCTGCATCAGCGCATCTTCGACCTTCTGTCGGTCGGCGCTGAAATCCGTCTCATAGCTGCGGGTGATGTCCCCGGCATTGCCTAGCTGGTTCTGGATCTTGCCGCTATCGGCAACCTGCTTCTGAATATTACCGGCGCCGGCGATCGAGGATTGAACGTTGCCGTAATTGCCGAGGCTGGTCTGTAGGTTCGGCCCGCTGCCGAACTGCTGGTATTGCGGCAGCCCGATTGCACCGGCGTTGCCACCAGCAGGGGCGCCGGAGATGTTGATCGGCTTGCCAAGCAGATCATTCAGCTTGCCCGACTGATTGTTGGCGAGCGTAGCCATGTTCAATTCGGCGGCGTCGGTCTGGTTTTTGATCGCGGTTTGCTGCTGGGAAAGCGTCTGCGTGGCGGTCGGAACCTGCAAATCATAGGTCTTGCCGCTGGTCGGGTCGGTCCATTTCTGGGTCGTGTAGGTATAGGTCAGGTTGCCATCGGGCGTGACCTGGTTGACGTTGCCCATAACGTTGTTGGCAACGGCGGTTCCGATATTGGTCGCCGTCTGGGCGGACGCCGTTTCCTTCGGGTCCGGCGACTGTGGAGCGCTACCGTAAAGGCCCATGCGTCAATCCTTTGTCCAGTCTTCGACGGTCTCTCGCGAGCCGGAATGGCAGAGTTCGAAAAAGTCTTCGGTCGCGGTCTTGGCATGGTCGTAACCGCCGCAGATCGCAGCAACTGCCGTGACGATCGAGCCGACAGCCTCACGCATGACAAAGCCGAATTGCCGCTTCAGCGCATCACGCGAGGACCGCCATTCGTCGGAAAGCTGCCACTGAATGATGACGTTGTTGATGACCGGGGACAGAGCGGCGGAATAAAGCTTGAAGAACGGATTGTTGGGCAGTCGCGTCAGCGTGCGCACCAGCAGCCAGCAGACGTTGCGCTGCCTGTTCGCGTCCTCGTCTACGATGTCATCCGCCAGCCGGGCAATCTCGGCAATCTCCTCGAGGAAATCGGCCGCCGCCTCGTCGCCGCATGTCCAGCGCATCAGCGCGGCGCGGACCGCCTCTTTATCGTTTGGCAACATCAGGCGCTCGCCTCCCCGACTGAAACTTGAACTGTGGCAAGGTCAACCTCGATATCGAGTTTGAAAGCCCCGCCGGAGGTGATGACGCAGCCGACCGCGATCATGTCGCCGGTTGCCCGGACGTTCTGCCGGAAGTCGTAGCGCTGCACTTCGCTCGTGCCGTCCCAGATCGCCACGTCCCAGAGGCCTACATCCCACTCCGAAGAGGTCGCGTCGCCTTCGGTCGCGGTGGCTAAGGTCGGTGTCGAGCGGTCATAGTCGGCGCGGGCGAACAGCCGGACCTTCGGCTTTGTCTTCGCCCGGAAATACATGTGGGCAAGAGTCGCCGTCGAACGCTGCCCGAACTGCCCCGCGGGCGAGAACTGCGACAGATAGGTCGCCGAGAAGGTCAGCCCGTCATCCGTGCCGCCGGCGTCGCCCTGCCACATATAGCCGTCGAGCGAGCCGAAGAAGAGTCCGCCTTGGAGCGTCTCGTAGCAGAGCGCCTGCCAATTGCTGATCGTGGCCCAGCGGCCGGTGAGGACGTTCAGGACATAGGTCGTGTCGGTGACGACGGTGTTTTCCGGGAAGGCGACGAAAACAAGGTTCTGCTCCGGCCACTGCTTCAGCGTCCAGCCTGTCCCGGTGGCATTCGCAGCCTTGCGCCAATCATCCTCGATCGGCCGCGAGACGGAGACGAGCGCAAGCGCCTGCCGGTCGCGGTGGAAAACCTGCGACATCGGCGTGAGCCCGTCCGTGGTGGCAATTAGGATGTCACCCCCGGCCCGAATCCATGCGTTCTTCCCTAGCGGCTTGCCGATCTGATAGACGCCCTTCAGAGCAAAATCCGATGCGCTCGACGGATCAGAGCCGGCATAGACGGCAATCTCGCCCTCGGTCGACAGGAACACGCAGAGGTCGGAAAGACCGTCGCCACTCTCCAGCGACCAGGAGAAGCCGGTGAGCAGCGAACCGCCCTTCTTCATCACTCCGCCAAGCGGGAACACTACGGCCGCACCCCCGATCGCGTTGACCGGCAGGTAATAGGCGTCGAGCGTGCCGTTCTTGAGGAAGAATTCCCGGTTTTTGAACAGCCAGCCGTAATTGAGCTGCGGCATCGTCGTGCCGTCTGTGAACGTGATGGCGGGCGCCGTCGTCCACGTCGTACCGTTGTAAAGCTGTCGGTCGTTGGCGCCATTGAGGCAGACCAGCCAGGAAGTCCCGGCGTTCGTATGCTGGAATGCGCACCAATCGCCGCCGCTCATTCCCGAGACATCCGCCGCGGTCGTGGTCGGAGGCGCGGCAGGCACCGTCATGTTGTAAATGCCGGCGTTCGTCGCCATGAACAGCTTTTCATTGCTGCCGTATTTGTATTTGAACGCGCTCCTGATATCGCCGCCATCCGCGGCCAGCGCCCTTTTCTGCGATCCGCCGCGGATCTTGCAGCCCATCAGGGTCGGAAAGAAGTTGCGCAGCACGGTGGCCGAGCCCGGCTCCTGCGATGCCATGTCGGCCGTCGTGACAAGGCCGCCCTTTGGCGCAGGGAAGGTCACCGGCTGCGATTTCTGCTCCCGGCCCACCGATACTGATCCGCGGTTGGATTGGCCTATACGGCCCGCCTTGGGCTGAATTCTCATCCTGCCCCCCTGTCGGCATTGATCTCCTGCGCGAGGTCGGCTTCGAACTCTGCGAGATTATCCTCGTAGGCCAGCCCCTTCTGCCGCTTCCAGCGCCAGATGATGCCCTTGACCAGAAGACGTTCGGGAAAGAGCGTGGTGTCGTCGTCGGCCGAGAATGTCGCCTGCGGCCCATCCGGATCGTGCAGAATCCAATTCTTCGAAACGTAGTCGACCACCGCGCCTGCCGCAGCCGACGCGGGAGAAATCAGCACTTGGCCGCCCTTGATGAAGAAATAGGGTTGCGTCGAGGGAATGCCGACGATGACCGCCCATTGGCCGCTGTTGGTGACCGGTCGAATGAAGGCTCCGGCCGACGTCCTGATCGAGCCGCCCGGCGTCAGCCGTTGAAAGTCACTCGGAAGGTTCTCGGGAGACGCGGTGAGGGTGTGGAATTTCAGCGTCTTCTGCCAGTCGGCCCGGCGGGCAATCTCGTCGCCGGCTTCCTGCGCCATGGCAACCATCGTCTGGGCGTTCGGCTCGTCCGAGCCATAGACGTTGTCGAACTGGGAGAGGGAAACGATGTCGCACGCTTCATTGATCGCGGTCAGCAGGCTCATGGCGTAACCCCTCCGACAACCAATTGTGCGTTGCCCCAACGGGAGCGCTCGTCCTCGATCTTCAGGCCGTTGATCGCCAGCGCAAGAAGTTGCTGCGCGGCGGACGCGCCGTCGACATCCTTCGCCCAGATCGCAATCTCGTTGACCAGCGCGAAGAGGTAGACGTCAGGCGCCTTCGTCAGTAGCCAGTTCGTCGGGTTTGTCCGCGTGAGAGCCGGAATGCGCGCGTAATAGGTGACAGTAAGGTCTTGATCGGAGATAGGCCGCGCCTTGATGGTGTTGCCGACGATGGCGTAAGCACAGGGCCCCGTGCCGCTCCGGTCCATATAGCTGTTCGTCAACTGCTGCAGCGACACAGCCCGAATGGGAATGCCGGCGGTGTTCTTGACTTCGCGCGCCTCGAGGAAGTCGGCCGGAAGCGTGCCGTCGCCGTCGATCAGCGAGATTTCGTCGGTCACTTCCATGTCGGCAACACGAAGCCCGCGGTTCAGCTTCAGCTCGGCAAGCCCGAGAAAGCGCGGAAAGTTGTGCGCGATGTCCTCCCGTCCGGAATACTCGCCGGCATCCACCAGGAGGGACGCATAGTCCGAAATGGTCATAGATGCCCCTCTTTCGTCCGCCAGGCGCGGTTATCGGAACTGTTGAGGAACCGCTTCACATAGCGGTCGTTGGCCTCTGTGTGGGCCTGCACGAGGCCGGAGTCATAGGCGATGTTGAGCGGGATGGAGGCAACCCGGTGCCAGTCCCCGGACCATGCGCGGCTCGCCTCATTGCGAACCGCCTGGTTCTGGTTGACGATGTTCGTGATCGGATAATCGACGCGGAAAACGTCCTTCTCCCCGTCGAAATAGTGCCAGACGGAGCGGCCGGTCGTCATGTCGTGGTCAAAGAGCGTCCACTCTCCGTCTCGGATGATCATTCGGCATCTCCGGGAAGTGGATCGGCGCGCTCGGCCTTGCCGTCATCGATGAGCTTCTTGGCTTCCGAGACCGCCACTTCAATCACGGTCCCGGCCGGCGTGCGCTCGTCATCCTTGAACCACACGTCATAGAGCAGCTTGACGGGGGTCTTTTTGGCGTCTGCCATTGTCTCTGTCTCCTGAAATGGAAAGAGGCGAGCCGAAGCCCGCCCCTGTTGATGATGATCGAGCCCGATTAGCTCGCGGCGGTGAGGCCGAAGAGGTCGGCAGCGACGCCGAGGCCCTTCTCGTTCTTCACCTTGAGCGTGCCTTCGCCGATAATCACGCCCTTGTCGGCGTCGCCGGTCTTGGCGACCTTCTTGTCCTCCTGGATCTTGTCGAGCCAGAGGAATTCGACCATGTCGGTGTCGAGGAAGAAGGCATTGCGCGCCTGCTGCGCACCCACCGCCTGAACGCGGTTCGGGTGGATCATGACCGTGCCGAACGGGCCTTCGTAGTAATCGGCCGTGGCAACGATGGTGTTGCGCTCACCGCCCTTGGAGACGGCATAGCGGAACGGGGCCACGTTGGCGTCCGACATGAAGGTGACGAACACGCTCTTGACGTAGGGCGACACCGAGACGTGACGGAAGTTGGCGCCGCTCTGGTAGCCCGACTGCATCACGCTATCCAGGATGGTCTTCGTGAATGCGCGCTGCGTGCCATCGGTTGGGGCAACGGTCAGGCCGGTACCGGAGTCAAAGCCGCCGTTGGCGCCACCGGCACCGCGGGAGACGTTGGTCTCGATCCAGGTATTCAGCGAGCCGAATTCGCGGGTCGAGCCTGCCACAGAAGCGTTGGTGTCGACGATGGCGAACTCGACATCCTTGCGGATTTCGACGCCCTTCTTCAGCTTCTGATACTTCCGCTTTTCCGCGTTACCGGCGTTGCTCACCGTTTCCTGCGTGCGCGAGATGATCCACTCCTTGCGCATGATCTGGGTATAGTTGCCCATGCGCTCGGGAGGAGTGATGGCGCCGAAGGTGTATTCGTCACCTTCAGGCTTGATGTTCGCTGCCGGCGCGGCGAGCTCGTCCGTTTCCCATTCGGGATGAACGGAGACGCACTTGCCCTTTTCGATGAGCGAGTAGATCGGGGTGTCTTCCGGCGTGATGCGCGACACCACGTCGGAGAGTTCTTCACGGTTGCCGACCGCATTCGTGGTCTGGAAGGTGTTGGCGAGAGCTGCCATGGTTCTGATCCTTTGAAGATGGGTTATTCAAAGTCGATCGACATCGCGTCCTTGATCGACCCGGTTTTTGACAACCTCTTCATCGCATCCTGATTCTTGCGCGCCTGCGGGTTAACCGGCCCGTTCGGCTTGGCCTTCGCCGTCGCCGGCGGGGCGTTTGCCACCTTCGTCATGGCCTTGCTTTTCGCCTGCTCTGCTTGGAGGCCGAGTTGGGCGTAGTGGATGACCTTGAAGTAACGGTGATCGGTGAAACCCTGCATCTCGTCCTGAGAAAACCCGAAGTCCTGGCCGGCCTTGAAGGCGTCGGCAAAGAACTTCTCTCGAGCTTCCTCCTTGGCGAGGTGCGGGAAGGCTTCGAGCAGCCTGGCGTTCTCGGCCGCAAGAGTTTCCTCTGTCGCGGCCTGTCTGAGCTCGCCCGCCACCTGTTTCGGCTCGGCGCTCATGTCGATGAGGCGCTGAACCTGTTCTAGAGCCCCGTCGTAAACGGCCTTCTGGCGCGTGTACTCGTTCGGGTTCTGCATCGCCAAAGTGCGCGATGGCTCCGGTGGTAGCTGCTGGATCAGAAATTCTGCGATGGCGTTCGCCGTAGAGGCGACGCGGGTGGTCATGGCCTCAAGAGATCCGCGCTTGTTGCCGAGCTCCTGAGTTTTCCGGCGGTAGTCACTCTCCCGCAAATAACCCTGCTTCAGCTCCTCAAGAGGAACCTGCTCACCGCCTTTCAGGGTAATGATGGTGTCCTGGGCTTCGTTGGTCTCCGCGCCCTCTTCTTCGGGTTCGGCAGACTCGTCGCTTTCGGCTGCGGGATCGTCGGTCTCTTGGCCATCTTCAGAGGCCTCATCCGTCGCATTCGTCGATTGCTGCTCTTCCTCTTCCGGCTCGTTGGTCTCGGAGGACTCGGCGAAGTCGAGGTTCACAGCGTCATCGAAGCTGAGTGCGGGGCGACCGCTATCACTCTCCCCCACGAAAGGGGAGTTGGTGGCTGCGTCTGTCATGTTTGGCTTTGCCTTTTAGGTTTGGCCGCGGCCCTATGCCGGGGCGCCCTTCCCATCGGCAGAGGATTGCCCCTCGGCGAGGAACTTGATCTTGCCTTTGAGATTTCGGATGGCCCGCACTTCGGCCGCAAAGGCGGCGCGGGCATCATGATCTGTGTTCTTGGCGTTGACGCATCCGTTGACGGCGGCCATCTCCAACTCGTCCATCAGCAGATGAAAGAGCGGCATGTCGAGCAGCACGCGGGCGGCTGCGGTCTTGTCTTCCTGTCGCATCAGCCCGGATCTCCGCCGATGTTGACGCTCGATACCGGATCACGCGTCAGCATCTGCATGGCGCTGGTCTGCCGCTTGAGCTGAATTTCCTGCTCGATCTGGTAGCGCTTCAGCGCCATTTCCTGAGTAATGCGCTGCGTTTCAAGCTGCGCCTCCTGCTGCATCTTCTCGCGCTGAAGCTGCGCGTCGAGCTGGGCCTTGATCTTGACCTTCTCCATTTCCGGATCGGGCTTGTTCGCCTGGGCCTTCTGCAGTTGTTCGATCTGCTCGGGCGTCGGCTTGGTGAAATACAGGTCCGGAGTGCGAAGGCCGGCGGCTTCAACGCCGCGCGACACCGAATTCCAGATGTTCTCTGCGGAGACATACGGATTGTTGACCGGCCCGTAAGCCGCAAGCAGCTTCTCTTGCTGCTGGCCGACCACCTGCATCATCATCATGTCGCGCTCACGCGTGCCGGCGCCGAGACCTGTGTTGACGGTCACATCCATGTCCGCATTCCACTGGCGCGGATCGAACGCCACCCACTGGTTTTTGAGCCTCACCGTGCGCGGTTTGTCCTGATGCTTGATCACCAGCCGCAGGAGGCCTTGAAACACGCGCTTGAGGCCCTGTGCGAACGTGCGGACCATCAATTCCGTCTGCCCTATGCCGGCAGCCTCGATCATCGACGAGGCCTTGGCCGTCATGTTCTGAAGTGCATCCGGCGCCATGCCGCTCGAAGCGTCGGAAATGCCGGTGCGGTCGGTTGCTTCCTGGTCAAGATAGGACAGCATCGCGAAGGACCTGTCCGCAACCATCGGCACCTCGCTGAACCCTATGGCGCCACGCACGTCGATACCCTGATTTACCCGGATCGGCTGCCCGAATTTGGGATTGAGCACAGCCTCGGGGTTGGCAATCGTGCCCTCTTGCACGATGGGCTGCTGGTTGTTCTGCCAATAGAGGTTATCGAGCGTCTGGCGCATCAGCACCGTCTTGACGCGCTGGATTTCCGCCATGTCATCGGTAACCGAGTTGCCTTCACGCTGATGCGGCCGGCGTTCAACGATCAGGTCCGCGAACGGGACTTCATCCCATTCCTCATCATCGAGGAGATTGACCTCCGCCAGGCCGCCCGCGAAGCACATGCGGCGCAGTTCGGCAATGCCGTCGTCATCCGCATCGATCTTCACATAGAGCTCGTAGTAATCGACCTCCTGCAGCGCCTTGACGATAGAGTCGTTCTCGTCGAAGGCATCGCGCCGGCGGGTGAACTCTTCCGTTTCCTCCTCGATATCCGACCCTGAGGCCGGGAAACTGTCGACCCTTTCCCGATCGTACCCCATCTCGACCAGATCGGAGCGGCGCAGGCGCGTCTTCATGCCCGTTATCGGGCTGTCATCGATCGAGATAGCATCCGGGTGGATCAGGAACTCCTCGAGCGGGACCGCGGCGAGCTTCGTGCAACCATATTCGGAGACGCGCCGGATCTTCACATTGTAGAGCGTGACCGGCTGCGGACCCTGCGGCGTGTCGATCTGCTCCTCGTAGGCTTCCTGCTCCAGCACCTCGACATCATCGTCGGCGACGAGTTGAACCAGGGCCTGCTCGTCGAGCCCGGTATGCTTCGAGACCTGGACCTTCCGCTTCTTGTCGTACCACCAGCGGATAATGCCATTGCGCAGCTTCAGCGCGTCGTGCGCGGCGTCCTGCACAGCGTCGTAGCCGTCGCTCTCGGGGAACACGACATAGTTGATGTAGTCGGTCGCCTGTTCTGCCGCGGCCTCGTCGCCCTCATTCACCGGCTGGTATTCCACCACCTTGTCATTGCCGAGGATCGTCCGGATCAGCGACGGAAGCACCTTCTTGATGGCGGAGCGGACATCGCGGGAGACCACCTTCGACCGGTTCGGGTCGGCCGGCGTGTCCTTCATGATGCCGTCGTAATATTCCATCGCCTTGATGCGATCGACGGAAAGCTCGTCCCGGTAGTTCTCGCAATCCTTGACGAGCTGCGACACCTGGGCAGCAACCTGCTGTTTCTGCATCGCAGCCATCAAATCACCTTGCGTTCAGAGAATCTCCATGCAGCGGCGTCTGCCTTGACCTTGGCGAACCGCTTCATCATCAGGGCGTAGCGAGACGCTGAAATCACGTCGTCCATCTCCTTGACGACCTTCCCATCCTTGCGGTGGTAGAGAAGGAACTCGTCGAACCACTCCGGACACGTCGAGAACACTTTCCAGCGCCCGGTGATCATCCTGTCGAGCATGTCCATAAGGCCCGCCTCGACGCTATTGCTGCCGTCGTCGAACGTCGCCTTTTCCGGCAGCAGGTTCAGCCCTTGTGCCCTGTATTGAGACGCAAGGTTAGGTCCTGCGGCCATGTCGTTGTTGCCGTCGTGCGGCCACGACCATGGAAGCCAGTTGCCCCAGGCTTTGAGCGCTGCAGCGTGCACGATCGGCGTTGCCTCTCGCTGCCGGTAAACCTTCGTCACGTAGATCACGTCCGCATCGCGGTCCCACGCCAGAGCGGCGCCAGCGGTCGGGTGATCCCATCCAAAGTCAATGCCGCCGATCTGAGCCCAATGCTTCGGGATCTCGAACGGCGCGACGGAAATGCTCTCCTGCGTCACCGGGAAGATGCGTCCCGATCCAAGCGTCGGAATGCCCTTCGTGCGAGCTTCGCGCTCATGAGCCGGATAGCTGGCGATGATCTTTGCCCGCTCCTCCGGCGTGTAATGCTCGGCGTCGTCGATCGTCATCGTGGTGACGTTGCGGTCCACGGCGCCGGGATCGTCACCAGGCTTGGTGTAGCGTCGGACCACTTCGCTCATCCCCTTCAGCGGAGTAAACGTGACGGTGATCAAACCGCCCGTCGCATTGGTTCGTGTGATGCCCTCGAAATAGACGTCTGGCGGCGGCTCTTCATCGAACCAAACGAAGTTGACTGTGTTGGCCTGCCATTTCGACCGGCCTTGTTCGTATGCCTTGAACAGCAGTGTCGAGACCCCACCACTGACATGGCGAACCGACACGCTATCGAGCGCACCAGATACGCCTGAGCGCTTGGTGGTGGTGACAATCGCCTTTTTCGGAACATAGCCGGTTCCCCAGTCCTCTGGATTCATCGGTGGCCCGATCATGAGCCGCTGCACGCCGTCACGCGTCAGTTCGTAGGATTCGGAACCGGCGAGCATGACAATCGGCCCTGAGAACCGATGTCCATCCCACCACTCCGGATACTCCCCTGTCAGGTGCATTGCGGCTTCAGCGGCGCCTGCGAGCGTCTTCCCGAGCTGGTTGCCAGCCATGAAGAGGCGCTCGCGGTATTTGGCGCCAGCCGTATGGAATTCTACCTGTTTGGCGTAGGGCCTATAACTCGCCAGCAGGTTTTGCTTCTTCCGCCTCGCCTTCTCCTCCAGCAGCTGCAACAGCTCCAGCTTTTCCGAGGAGCTTAAGGAGGCGAGCATCGAGGGCGTCATCTGAGAGAGTGCCGATGTTTCCGGAGTGATTGAGGTCAAGCCGATCACCGTATTTCTTCGGAGCAATCTTGCTCATGAGCCATTTGCGGGTATCGACGCGTAGCCTCGCCCGCTGGATAGCGTCGTGGTTGACGATTTCTCGTCCGTCCTCGGTCTTGAGAACGTCGCCTTCCTGGCTGTCGGCAATCTGCAGGATTTCGTCTGCAAGGGCTTCCATTCCGGCTTCGCGCGCGCGGGCGTATTGCGCACCGAAGTCCTCGTCCTGCATCACCCATTTGCGGACCAGGCTTTCAGAGGGTGTTCCTTCAGCCGAGCAAATCTCTCTCAGGCTTTTGCCGATCGATAGCTTTTCAAGGATCTGCTCTCGGGCTTGCCGGTCCCACTGAGACTTACCTGCCATTACGCTGCTCGACCAACAGAGGGCGTGAAGAGACGGCTGGCGCACCGTTTGTGCTTATCACCTTCCAGAACTGGTTACCCACCGGAGCTCTCATGATCTCACCTGTGAAATTGGAAACGGTTTGCCGGTTGGATTCTCGTTGAAGACGCACAACCAGGCCTTGCCGGCGTTACAAGGCTCGTGCTCTGTTTTGCGCGACCAGGAGAACGCGATGACAGAAGACGAAATACGACTGGAAGCCCGCCTTACCGCCATCGAATATATGATCGGCCACACTTTGAGCCGGTTCTACTTCGTGTCGGGGATATCAGACGAACAATTGGACGCCGCGGAGGTGAAAGGGAGACGGGCTCTGGCCGCCACCACATTCCCAGGGGTGGACCCAGCCATAGCTGACCACTTCTCTGCGGAAATCCAAGAGAATGTTGAACGCATCAACGGGATTGCCCGGGACATGCTTACTGACATTCGCGAAAAGGCTCTGCGAGGAAGCGAATGACGAGAGATACGAAGAAAGTTTGGCTCATCCAGGGCTATAACAGTCTTAAACGACTATTCGCCTACAGAGTCTCCCCTGCCCTAAGCGAAGCTGAGGTCGGAGATCTGTTGCAGCGCCTTGCTGCTCGGGACCTAAGCCCTGCGGAGATAGTTGGAGCTTCAGTCCGGAAAGGAATGAGGAATTATAATGCCCTACTTGAAGTCCGTAAGGAGCAACGAGAGAGGACGATCCTGTCTGTCGGGGAGAATCCTCACTACATCGCCAGCCTTCACAGCGAAGCAGAACTCGCTGACATGAATTCGTGAATAGATGAAAGGGGCCCTTAGGCTTGGCATAGAGAGCGCGTGGCTGATTTCCGCACGCCGGTAGAAATTTGGCAAAGTAAAGCCGAGGCGGGGAGCTGCGAAACCTCCCCTAAGCCCCGTGGGTCGCTCTATGGCGCCCAGCAGAACAGGCTGCAAATCGCTGAGCCACAATCTAAGCTACTCTCCGGATACTTTCAAGCCCGATTTCCACCTCGCGCAGAGAACCGAACATCTCCACACAAGCTTTAATTGCTCGCCGTCCTACTAAATTCGTTACTGAGACGTAATGACCTGTCAGAGGCCCATCCTTGAGCTGGACACTATCGCCCGCCTTGAGACGGCGGACTGTCGGCCGGAGCACGTCGAAGTCTCCGCGCTCTTGAGCATCCTTGATGTTTTCAATGATTGACCAGGCGACCGGAATAGGGTTCCCGCTGGCATCACCGAGGACGGCCACAGCATTGCGGACGTCTCGGAGCGTGGCGAAATCGCGCGGCTCCAGACGGGCGAAGGCATAGCCCGTGAACAACGGCAGCTCCTTCATAATCCACTTCTTGGACTGATAGTGCCGAGTCTCGCGACGCATCATCGGGCAGTAAGCGTCAAGCCCGTTTTCTTGCATTTCCTGGACGGCCTTCTGCTGCTGCCCTGTTCTAAGCCTTACCACGTACCAGTGACCAGATTGGACCATTCGAGGCGCTCCTGTTGCTGATAGGGGAGAATAGCAAATTATTGATTCCATTGCACTATCCCTCCATGATCTGCCGGCATTGCGCCGTCAGGTAATCCGCCGTTTCGTCACGCTCTGTCACTGTGACGTCAGGTGACGCAACGTGACGCCTAGCGAGACTAGCCATGCCAAGATTTGACAATTCGTCCGCCCGCTCGTTGCCAACAATGCCACTGTGCCCCCTGCACCACTCGATGGCGACCTGATCCACCCCAGCAAGTGCGGCGTCGATCGCCTGCCAAAGCTCTATGTTCTTCAGCTCTTCATTGCCCGGCTTCTTCCAACCGCGTTTCTTCCAGCTGAACATCCACGAGGTAGCGCCTTTCACGGCATACTGACTGTCGCACCAGAGCGTTGCCGGCGCCCCAAGCGCCTTTGCCGCCTCTATGCCCTTCAGGAGGCCCGTGAGCTCCATTCGATTGTTCGTCGTCTCGGCCGCGCCCCCGTGATCGGAAGCGATTTCGACACCGTCGTGGTACACGGCCACGCCCCAGCCACCTGGGCCGGGATTTGGTTCGCATGCACCATCTGCAAAGACGTGCAGGCCAACTAGAAACTTGCTGTGGTCTACTTCCTCGTAGTGCGCTTCACGCGCCTTTCGTCTGAATCTGCGAAAGGGTTTTCTTGACTTCATTGCTGCTCACTCGATGGAGTTAAGGTCAATCTTGGCCAAGGCCAAGCCTGCGAACGGCAACTCGGCAAACATGGCGTCTGAGATACGGAAGCTTGCTCTGTGCCTACCTGCGTAAGAGACAGAATCCAGCAGGATCCAAGAGGCTTTGCGCCTGAAGCTTAGGTGATCGAAAGGGGAGTCGTCTGCAGCGGCCCAACGCTCCATCAAAGCAAGGTTATTCTCATGAAGGAACATCCGCGAATCTGACACAGCGTCGAGTAGATCACTAATCATGTTGACGACCGATGTACCGCGATGCCCGAGCCTGAGCAGATCTTCCAAGGCATCCGTATCGCTCGCAGCGCTCCACTCGGGCAAGTCCACTTTGATCTCCCCCAGTATCCGCTGGGCTTCTCTGAGCTTCGGGGTCAAGCGCGCCTTTTCGAGGAAACGCAAGCCCACGACTGTTCCAAGCGCGGCTCGTTCTGCAATTCTTCGGCCGCGGTTATCGATCATACCGGTGTCAACAAGCGTCGAGACCTTACCGCCAGTATGCGTAAGCTCGGATTGGAGGAAAGCAGGGAAGCCGTCCGCCTCCTTGGCGAGGGCCGATTTGCTTGCATCGATTGCTTGCACCACCGGTGAAACCCTCTGCAGCAGACCCGTAAGAGCTGGGACACGCGCCTGCAAATCCCGCCATACCTTTTGGTAGTTCCGCGCTCGGCGTTCGCGCCGGAACCGCTGCTCAGCAACTCGGTAGTCTTCGCCGATGTGCTTGGCGGCGCAATTGTGCCCGATGAACTGAACGGTTTTCTCATGCGGGAACCACGCCATACGCCCCGTCTGGAACTTTGGGCTGTTTGGCTGACACAGCGGGCAAGGCACCCAGCTTTGCCCCTCGCGTAAAAGGGTCGGTACGCGCAGCTCTCCGGAAAGCAGCCGGACGTCAGCCAGGTTATGCGGTTTCGTGGTGGACACATTGTCGAACCGCTCAGGATAGCCAGTGGCTTGCAAGTGCTCGCGCCAGGCTGCAACGAAAGCCTCGTCAGGCACACGATCAAAATCAGGGAAGCAGCGTTCTTCCGTCATGCAGCACCTTCGATGTTCCTGGCAATCTCTTCATGCACGGCACGCCAGAACTCAAAAACGGGGTCGTTCTGATCGATTGGGGCGACGCCAAGTTTCCCGAGGTGGGTCAGGATCCCCGCAGTTATCTGCATTCTGTAGGCGCGCGCCATTTTGTCGGTCTTCATTCCGCTCAAGGTTGCGGCGACCGTCCGGATTTTCCCTACGCGCCGTGTGAGCGGGAAGACGATGATCTGTGCATCAGTCATGCCGCTACCCTCCCCTGTTCGGCCACCACTTTCAGCACCTTGCGTTTCGTCAGGGCACCGGCAGTCAGCAAGAACTTAAGGTGTGAGCGGACGTGAAGAGCTTCAGGCAACTCTACGCAGATTGCGTCCAGAACGCCTTCAGCTTCTCGGTCGTTTTTGGGAACCGGCAATGGCTGCAGATCCTCATTGCCAGAGGAGAGCGCAGCGTAAGGGTTGATCTCTATAAGGTTATCGCCCTTTTCTATACTAGAGATAGGTTCGTGGATTACGTTAAAGGATTTACCCGACACTGATGTCTGTTCGCGAACAGACACTTGCGCACCTGTACTCATTTCACGAACAGACATTCTTGTACGCTCGCGTTCTAGTCTGTCCTCTTCGCGCACGCCCCGCATATAGTCCTGGTAGTTCAGGATCTGTGAAACCACCTGTTCATTTTTGAGGAAGACGAAGTGATTGGATTTGGTCCGATCGGGGCGCCACGAGTAAATCCACCCCCGCTTACGCAAGACCGCTATGGCGCGCTCGATCGTCTTTTCGCTTTTAACGACGCAGAGGGTATCAAGGATCGTGCGATATGAAGGGAAGCAACGAAGCGTCTCGCTGTTGACACTTTCAAGCAGAAAGCCTGCGATCAGCTTCACGGTTGCCGTCATACGCCGATCGAAATCCCTGTTGATGAGAGACATCAGCTCAAGTCGCGCAGCCGTGAAGGCCTTGCGCTCCTGATCCGTTGGCTCCTCGGCTCTGATTGGCCAGGGCAAAGCCTGTTCCTCGATGGGCGGGAAATTGTTGGGGAGCTTAGCCATTAAGCACCGCCCTCCTGTAATCCTGCGCCAGCTTGCAAGCTTCACACACCTGCAATGCCTTCAGCTCGAATTTCGTCTTCAGGACGTTGACGAGGTGCGGCGGCACTGGGTCTTGTTCGGAGAGCCACCTTGCGGCGGCCCTCACTTTCTCTTCAGCAATGGCTACAGTCATGCGCCGGCCCTCGTGTTGTCTTCGAGGACGGCTACACGGCTTCGGAGCTTGTAGACCCCAAACCAGCCGCCATATTCGCCGCGTTGCGGAGTTTTGACCGTCTCAACGGTAATGCCCGCTCTACGGATTTTTAGGCAGTAGTGCGCGAGCCTGATGCCAGGGTGGTCGAGGGAGGAAATCCCCCTTTCGCCCGCATCAATCAGTTTCCGCAGCGTCTGAGCTTCCCGGCCTACGAGTGTGACCGGAAGGCCGCAAGGCTGGTTATTGTCGCTCAAGACGTTGACTCGGATGTTACGCTGGTTTGTAGTCATTTTGGTCATTGACGGTCCTTACCGTTGGTGATGGAGGGGCCGGAAAACGGCTTTCAATCAAGCAGCGTGGGTGCGGTCGCCAAACTCAGCCCATGCTGCTTTTCTATTTGGGGTCATGCCGACACCTTGGCGCGCGCGCGCTCCCAAGCTGCCACATCGTCAGCTTTAAAAAATTTCCGACGATTAATGACCAGGGGTTTTGGGAAACCAAGGGCCGGGTTTTTCTGCCAGCGGTAAAAGGTAATCGGCGCAATCGAATAGCGAGCCAGAACCTGGTTGCTGGTGAGGTACGCGCCTGAGGCATTCTGAGCTTCCATTTCCAATCCTTCTTTTGTTTAGCTGCCCTAAACTTCCATCACTTTTTGGATTGACCCGCGAACAAAATGCGAATCCTCTTGAACAGTGATGGAACCGACGCTATACCACGACCGGTCAAAACGCAATCATTTGCCCTTGAGCGCCGGTTCTTTTGCGGGGGTGTTTTGGGGAACTTGGGGAAAACTCATGGCGCGCGGCGAACTAAAAACCATCAAGTTTCAGATGATGCTCTCTGAATCTGAAGCTAAGACCCTGGATGACTGGGCGCAGGAGCACGGGTTTAAGTCACGAGCCGAAGTAATAAGGCGGCTTTGTCAGCTCGCGCTTCTTACGGACGAAAGAGCCGTTAACATCGCCAGGAACTTGAGAGTTTTAGATTATCTGGCCCTTCGCTTCATGAAGCAGGTCAACGTCGCATATGAAAATTACCGGAGTCGGAAAGGTAGATTAACCGCCCGATTAGCGGAAATTGCCGACGCTCATCATGAGGAAATTTTCGACCAAGTCGGGGACCTGTCCGTAGACCTGCAGCTTGTACTTGAGACCATTCAGCAGATGCGCTCCGACAAGAGCCTTGCTGAGGTCGCCGAGCTGATGAGCCGGAGCAGGCAGCGTCTGCTGGAGACGTCGAAAGCTTTGGAGGTGGCCCGTCAAAAGAGGCGCGAAGAGAGAAAGAGGCTACAAGGCGTCGATTTCGAAGACCTCCAAAAGCGCATGGAGGCGGTCATCAGACACAGCCCAGATTTGGAGCTGGCGCAACAAGCTGCGCACGAGGAAGTTAACCGCTGGTTGGACGCCGCAAAGGCTCGGCAGGAGGAAATCAGAAAGATGCAAGAGGAGCGCGAGCTATTCCTTGCAGAGAAGTCCCAGGATCAGGAGGCAAATGACGGCGGCTCAGTCGATCAAGGCGAAGCCTGA